TTAAATTGGAAAAATCAGTAACGCCTTTCATCAGAGTGTATTCTGTAACACTTCTGGGCATCTTAATATAATTAAGACCAGCAGCCATATTTTACTTCCTCCTTATTAATATGCTGGATTCGATTCAGGGTTTCCTTCAATAGCAAAAACATCAAAGATTTCACCCTGCGGGAAGTCCTTATAATAACAATACAGAGAAGCATTAAAAATCTTCTGAGCAGTCATAACATCATCACGAGTATAAACCAGCTCAATAGACTTAAAGTACTTCTCATAGTAACTAATAACATTATCCTGAATCAGTTTCTTATATTGTGCAAAATCATTTCCATCCATAAGCATGAATCTGATCTTTGGACAATATCTTCTAATATCTTTAATACACATCTGAGTGATAATAACATTAGAAGAATAACTGAGAGGACCCCAATGATCCTGAGAAGTATAAGTAGACTGAACAGTAATAATTCCATCATCAGAAGAATAATTAGCATAATTAACCCTGAGATCATCAAGTTCAGTCTTCATATCTCTCTTTGGAGTAATTCTTGGGATAATATTTAAAGTATTATCAACCATTTCTGTAATAATGAAATGGTTAAATTCTCCAGCAATAGGAGCATTAGGATTATTCATATAATGATTTACAAGAAGAGGAGCTACACCATGAAGCATAGTAACCTTAATCTGCTTCTTAGAAAAATCATCAATAATATCATAAGTAGTCATATAGTCGCCAACAAATGGACTATGAGACCATGTTGCATCTCCAACTTTTTCTATAACTTCATCAATATTATCAATATCTATTCCAAGATCTCTGAAATAGAAGAAATCTTCTCTGAAGTTAGCAAGTTCTACAATAAGATTTTTAATATCATCAGGATAGTTAGCATCAACACAGAAATCAATCTTATGATAATCAAGATCGTAAATCTCATCATAAGAATAATATGGGCTAGGAACTTCTGCACTTAAAAATTCAGTTGCAGCGTTAACCCATTCGGTGCTTGCTCCACTTTCACCTGGGAACGGTGCTGAACCAAATGAACCGTTATCTCCAGATTTAAGAGTATATCCATAAGTAGCTTTCATATCTAATTCGGTAGTATCCACATTAAACGTAGTAAGTGGAAGACCTTTTTTACTGCAAGCATTAAGGATATCAAGATTATAGAGAGTACTATAATCAACTATATTCTCTCCAGTTTCCTCATCGGGGATAACATATCCAGCTTCAGTTCCAAGTTTATCAATAAATTCTTTAAAACTATCAACAAGACATTCTGCTTTGATCTGATTCATAGTAGATTTCTGAAGAGCCATATTTTTCTTAGAATTTCCACTATAAGTAATAGCATCTGGATCAAGAGAAAATCTATTAGATTCCATTACAGTAACACCTTCGATATCTTGAATATTATAAAGCATAAAATCAAGAGTCTTAGATGCATCATAATCAGGAGCAATTCTTACATTTTTAAAAGATTCACCTCTACCATTATCACAAATAATAAATAATGGAAAAGTAGTACTAGTCTTAAGTTCAAGAGCTGCATCTTTTACCTGAGCAAAAGTTTTAGCATCAGTAACTGTTTGTTTAGTAAACTTAACAGTTGGTATATCAGAAACAATAATTTCAGCAAGAATAACCAAATTAGCAAGAGTAGCATCATCAGCAACAAGTCTCTTGCCAAGGACTCTACCACCTGCAGCCAAAATCTTATGTGCTTGAATTAAAGGTTGGCCATGCTTGAAGAAATCAGCATTATCACCATACATTTTTCTAAAATCAGTATAAGTTAAATCTGTAATTTCTTCGGTACCCTTATCTGCTGAAAAGACACAAAGAAACAGAGGAAGCGATTCGTTACTATTTTCAGCAACAGCATTGCTCATCAGTACTTCATGCCAGTTTACTTTTGTTCCAGCATACATAAGCTGTATCCTCCTTTAAGTATAGAAAATCTTTATCAAAAATTATAATATTATACATATTAATTTTATTTTTTAAATATTCTCTTATATATTTAATTACATCATAAGAACTCTCTCTAATGGACTTTCTTTATGTGCTTTTCCATTCTTTTCTTCCTCAGACAGAAGTACAGAAGACATAATAGATTCATCCAAATTCTCAGATGTAAGAGAAACAAACGGAGAAACGAATTTAGCCGCTTCTTTAATAGAGATTGGTTTATACCCAATCATTTGTTTATCAATAGTTTTTGACATTCTAAAAGGTTTAGACACATCATCTGGATCTCTACAAATCTTAGAATAAATCAATCCCATTGCTTGAGCATGTACAGAATATCCTTTAGAATTTAATTCCATACTTTCAAAAGGAAATTTATAAAGAGAAGAATAGTCTATATCGTTTGGAATTCTACCAGTTTGAATATGTAATCTAAACAACTCAGATACATTATCAATATTCTGTTCAACATGACATCTTGTAATTAATTGATCACCTTTTTCAAATCGTAAAATCCTATAATCAGAAGCGTCTAAATGTTCTTCTAGAGATATATCTTTTTTCTTTTCTATAGATCCAGGTCTACAAAGAAATTTTGTAGGAAAAGAAAAATCCATAAGTTTTCCAGGAGTACCTTTATCGGAGTATATCCTATACATAAAAGATCCAAAAATTTCTATATAAGAACCTTGAATACTAGCAGAGGTAGATTTTCCTCCTTCAAAGTAATCTTCTGGTATATAATATTCAAGATATCCATCTTCATTAAATAAAAGAGCGTCCCCTTCTCTTTTACTAAAAGGAGGAATATCTAAATATTTAAAGTTAACCATAATTAAAATACTACCTCCAGAATATATAGGTATTATTATGGAGTTATGTTATATAAAAACAAAAATTATATAATTTTATTTTAATATTAATGTTTCTCCATCAACTTCAGCTGTAATATATCCAATTTCTGATTTACTAAATTGTACATTAGTAGAACCATCAAAAGATTTAGTAGAAGATCCAACAGTAATATCAACTTGATTATGTAATTTATCAGCAGTAGCAGCATTACCAGAATAACTTGAAATTGGTATTGCTGCTCCATTAGCATCAAAATATACAGGCGTTGTAGCATCACCTTTTGATGTTACATTTGTAATTTTTTGATAAGTTGTACTAATAACATTACCATCTGCATCTTTAGTAGCTTTTTCTGCAGATTGAACGGCTGCAGAAGAAGGTAATGCTCCAATATCAGCAGGAGTTAAATTTACATAGCCTTTTCTATATTCAGATTCAGCATCTCCTTTAACCCCTTTTACACTACCCATATTTCTAATAGCACCAGCCATTAATGATGGGGTATATGTTTCTTCGCTTTCATTAATTTCTCTAATAGCATCTGCAATATCATGATAATATTGATCATCTGTAGTTATGATACCCATGAATTTTGG